TGCCCAAGAAGGGTGATGGAGACAAACCAGCTGATGGTAGGTATGTTATAGGAGTTGACCCTGTAGATGCAGATACAGGAGTATCAATGTTTAGTTTCTTTGTGTTTGACTTGTTTACTGATAATATTGTAGCAGAATACACAGGACGTATGCCTACAGCCAATCAAAACTTTGAGATTTTGATTAAAACAGCATTCTTTTATAATGCTAGAATTAATTATGAGAATAACTTGAAAGGGTTGTTCGCATACTGTGACCATAAGAATCTATTATATTTATTAATGGATACCCCTCAAATCCTTAAAGACCAAGAGATGATAAGAAATATAGGGTATGGGAATAAAGCTAAAGGTACTCCAGCAAACAAAGGAATTAATGCTTGGGCTAGAAAGCTCATAGCGGATTGGATGATGACGGTTCATCAAGTAGATGATGAAATGCAAGTCCTTAATATAAGACGAATTAGAAGTATAGGTTTATTGAAAGAAGCTCTATACTGGAATATTGATGGCAACTTTGATAGAATATCTTCTTTAGGTATGGTCATGATTGCTAGAGAAGAATTGCATAAAGTAACACAAACCCGTAAGAATGGGCCTGTAGTTGCGGATGTAGACCCCTTCTTAGAACAAAATTATAATAACTATATGGGATATTCACCATTATTAACTGAGGAAGAAAATGAATAAGATAAAATTACCACAACAACGATTACCTAGAGCTAAGAAAGGTAAAGCATGGAGAATGAGCGTGTTAGATGCGTGTGATTCCAATTGGGGAATGATAAGCAATAATGATGTACGTGACCATTATAGAAATAAACGCATTAACCAGAAGCTCTATGAAGGAGTTTTGGATAGAGAAGATATGAAAACATATCTAAACCCTTTTGGTATTGTAGGTCTTCGTTCTAATACTACAGAGATTGGTCATCATAATATTATGGTTCCTAAGATTGATTTGTTAGTTGGAGAAGAAGCTAACAGAGATTTTGACTATACTGTAGTTGTTACTAACCCTAACGCAATGAGTGATAAGCAAAATGCAAAGAGGGATTACGTAATAAATGAAGTGACTAAGATAATCCTCAATGATAATATCCCAGAATCTGAAGTAAAGCAACGTTTAGAAGAGCTTCAGAAATATGCAAAGTACTCATATAAAGACGTTAAAGAACTGACAGCCAATAGGTTGTTACGTCACTATTCATTAGAACAACAGTTCACAAGAATATTTACAGAGGGTTTCAAAGACGCTCTAATACTGGGTGAAGAGATATTTGAGTGTGCGGTTCAGGATTCAGAACCAATTCTACGCAAATTAAACCCACATAAAGTATTTACTGTTCGGGATAATACCTCATCTAGAATTGAAGATTCTGATATTATCATTATTGAAGATTATTGGAGTCCTGGAAAAATCTTAGATGTATATTACAAAGAACTTAAACCAAAGGATATAGACCGTATGGCAGAGGGAGGAGACTCCGCTGGTGATGACGGAAGATATGACCCAACAATATCACCATTAATCCTAGAAGGTAATGGTGTTGATGATGCCAATTCATACATGGTAGGAGATATATTATATTTAGCTGGGAAGAGAGGCTTCGATGATAATGTAGGCTCTACAACAGATGCTGATGGAAATATCAGGGTTTTAAAAGTCTTATGGCGTTCACAAAAACTTGTAAAGAATATAAAATATTATGACGAGAATGGAGATGTGCAATATAAGATTCGTAGTGAAGAATATAAAACTAACCCAGATATTGGGGAAGAAGAAAGTAAACTATGGGTGAATGAATGGTGGGAAGGAACTAAAATTGGCTCCGACATCTATGTAGAGATGCGACCTCGTGAGATTCAATATACTAGAATGGACTCCCCATCATTAGGGCATCCAGGGATTGTTGGTGAAATATACAATACAAATGAAGGTAGAGCTGTTTCACTTATAGAGCGTATGAAAGGATATCAATATCTTTATGACGCTATTTGGGACAGAGTAAACAAAGCATTAGCTCGTAACTTAGGTAAGTTAGCTAATTTAGATATGGCTAGAATACCTGCTGGATGGGATGTAGGTAAGTGGTTATACTACGCAACTAATATGGGTATTGCTATAGGTGACTCGTTCAAAGAAGGTAATAAGGGCTCTGCTACTGGGAAAATGGTAGGTAGTTTACAGAATCAAGTCGGTGGAAGTATTGATTTAGAGACTGGTTCGTATATACAACAACACATCCAGTTATTAGAATATGTAAAATCTGAGATGTCTGAACTTGCTGGTATATCCAAACAAAGGGAAGGACAGATTAGTAATAGAGAAACTATGGGTGGTGTTGAACGCTCTGTTATGCAATCAGCGCACATTACTGAGTGGTGGTTTATGAAGCACGAGTCAGTAAAACAAAGAGCTTTAACCATCTTCCTTGAAACAGCTAAGAAAGCGTTAAGAGGTACGACTAAGAAGATTCAATTCTTATTGGATGACCTTAGTATACAAATGTTAGAAATTGACGGAGACGACTTCGCAGATGCAGATTATGGATTAATTGTTACTTCAGATAAGCATACGAAACAGTTTAGACAAAGTTTAATAGATAATGCACAAGCAGCAATGCAGAATAGCTTGATTAAATATAGTGATTTATTCGCTATTTATTCTAGTAACTCTCTTGTTGAGATGCGTAAAACTATTGAAGCCAGTGAAGAAAAAGCTGACGAACAACGTCAAATAGAAAACGAACAGGCTCAAGTAGCTCAACAACAAGCAACTCAACAGGCTCAAGCATTGTTGAAGTTCCAACAAGATTTAGAAATGTCTAAATTAGAAATTGAACAGAATAAATTGCTGTTGGATAAATATAAAATAGATATAGAAGCTGGATTGGGTGGAGAAGAGTTAATGTTAAAATCAGAAGAAATCAGAGCCAAAATAGAAAAGGCTGAGGAAGAAGCTGAATTAAAAGTAGACGAAATTAATGAAACCATTAGACACAATAAAGTGACTGAGGTTATTGAAAACAAAAAGGCTTCACAGCCTAAAACAAATACGACAAGCAAAAAATAAAGAATTATGGAATTAGATTTTAGTGGATTTGAACCTGAAGAATTACCTAACGAAGGTATTGAAGATGGTATTGAAGAAAACCCAAATGATGGTGTAGACCCGAATGATGTAGACCCGAATGATAATATTGAACCTAATGATGATGAGGATACTCCTCCTGTAATTGAAGATGTGGATGGCGAAGAACCGCCACCAGAGCCAGATGCAGAGGAAGAAGAGGAAGAAGATGACCCTAACGATATTAAATTCGTATATAGTAATATAGCAAAGCTTCTTAATGAAGAAGGATTAATTTCAGATGAAGATACAAATCTTGATGATATTGGTTCTTCTGATGCGTTAGTTGAAGCGATGCGAAAAGAAATTAAGCGAAATGAATTTGCTGATTTATCCGACACCCAAAGAAAGTATTTAGAAGCTATTCGAGATGGTGTACCCGAAGATGTATTTCTCAAACATGAACAGGTTATGCAGACGTACAAAGATATTGATGAAACTAGTTTAGCGTCTAACCCAGAAATGGTTAAAGAAATTATCCTAGTAGATTTGAAATCTAAAGGTATATCAGACGCTCGTGCATTAAAATTGTATGAAGGATTAGTTGCCGATGGTGAAGAACTTGAGGAAGCTGTTACTTCATTAAATGGATTAAAAGCACAAGAAGAAGCTCAATATCAATCTCAGGTGGCACAAGTAGAAAAGGATAGACAAGCACATGAAAAGGCAATGGCTGCTCACGCTAAGAAAGTGAAGGATGCAGTTTATAATGCCAAAGAAATAATTAAAGATATTAAGTTAACTGAAACTTTAAAAGATAGGGTTTACTCTACCATGACAAAGCCAGTTGCTTACAGCGAAGACGGTCAAGCTGTGAATAAGTTTACTCAAACACGAGAGAAAGACCCTATTGGGTTTGACACGAAGGTTTATTTCTTATACGAATTGACTAAAGGCTTTACCGATTTTAGTATTTTTGAAAAAAAAGCGCAGTCAAAAGCCGCAAGACAATTAGAACGGGCAGTAGCAAACTCCAACGTACTAAATATAGGCTCAGTGCCAAATATTAAGGACTTTGATGAATCAGATATGCCCGTAATAACAGAATTATCTAATGATTAATTAAAATTAAAATTAAAACAAAATGAGTGTAAAACAATCAAAATTTCAAGTAACTGGTGATAAAAGGTGGGCAGGACTCACAACTAAATCCCATATTGCTAAAGTTTTCGGTCAGCAACCTCAAATGGTCTCTTCTGTAACTCATAGAATGCTTTCAGCATCTGGTGTTAAGAATTTAGACACAACTTTATCTGCGCTTCCAACCAAGTATGTAGATGATGATGAGGACTTCACATGGAAGTTAGTAGGAGCATCTGAACGAAATATTCCTTTAGTGGAGTGCCGTGAAAATGGTGCTGTCGTAACTAGCGGTAACGTTGGTGTAGGCGGAACTGAGTTTGAACTAGTATTCCCTGAATTGTATTTTTCCGATGTTAACGTCATCGTTGGTGAGAAGAACGAATTGTATCAATTCCGTATTATGGCTGACCCTGAGCAAGAGGGGACTAACTATGTACATAGAGTAACTCTTATGGGAGCTGCTACAAATGGTGTTCCATTTGCAGAGGTTTCTCCAGGAAAACGATTCTCTAAAGATTTCTCTCCAGTTGAAACTACTTTATCTATTAAAGGTGGGGACATCTCTTTCTCTACTCCAATCGAGATGAGAAATGAGTTCACTACTTTACGTATGGAGCACAAAGTACCAGGTAACTTGTTAGGACATCGTGTTGGAACTACTGTTGTAGGTCTTGACGCTAATGGCAACAAGAAAGAGTTAAACATTTGGATGCAGCACGTTGAATGGAAATTCGACCTTGAGTTCTCTAAAGAGAAAGCTCGTGCATTAATGTTCGCTCGTAGCAACCGAGGAGAAAATGGAGAATACAATGACTTTGGTAAATCAGGTCACGTTATTACTCAAGGTTCTGGTGTACGTGAGCAAATGGAAGTGTCTAACACTACTGTTTACAACGCAGACCAATTTTCAATCACCCTTTTAGAATCTATCTTATATGATATTTCTGAAGGTAAATTGGATTTCAATGACCGAACTTTCGTGGTAAAAACAGGTGAACGAGGTATGGCTCAAGCGCACAAAGCAATCATGACCCAAGCGTCAGGATGGCAAGCACTTACCAACTCTAATCCTGCTACTTATCAGAGAACTAGTTCTATGTATAACAGCAACTCATTCAAAGCTGGATTCCAGTTCACAGAATGGTTAGCACCTAATGGACTTCATATTATCTTTGAAGCTGACCCAATGTACGATGACAAAGTAAGAAACAAAATTCTTCACCCAGCTGGTGGAGTTGCAGAATCTTACCGTTACGACATCCTTTATGTTGGTAATTCTGAAGAGCCTAATATCCAAAAGGTAATGGTTAAAGGAACATCTGATTATCATGGATACGTTTCTGGTTTCAGAAACCCATTTACAGGTGAAGTTAACAATACTCACATGGGAACTATGGAGGATAGCGCAACCTATACTCGATACACTTCTATCGGAGCAATTGTATTTGACCCAAGTAAAACTGTTAGTTTAATACCTAGTATTTTACTATAATAATATTCGGGGAGGGGCAACTCTCCCCAATATTTTAATTTTTAAAGACATTTAGACAAGATGGCAAAAAAAGAATCAACAGGTGCTGGGAAAGCATCTAACAAAATTGAAATAGAATCAAGTGTTGAAGAATCAGCTCCAGTAATGATGGCGGAAGCTCCAGTTACCAGAGAACCTTTAAAACCTGAATTTTATTTACCAGAAGAAAGAATACAAGTAAGATATATTAAAAAACAGTCTGGATATATCAAAAACCCTAATCATATCGCTTATGGTGGTATGTTAGAAGGAACTACTGTAAAGTTACCTGCTAAACAAGATAGGTCTGGGAATTATATTCCTGTCTTAACTAAAGAAGAACAAGCGGGTTTAGAAAAGTTAATGCAAGTTGATGCTGGATTTTTATCACCGCATAAAACTTTAAATAACTTTTGGGACTCTCAAGTTATTAGTTTGACCAAAGAAGGTCTATACTTAAACTTAGATAATCCTTATGACTTTATTAAATATAAGATATTATTAACATATGAGGATTTCGTTTCTCCTTCAATACAGGACACTCATTTAAAAAAGAGTTATCGTTTTGAAATAGTACGTAAGACTGATGTTAAAAGCGTATCAAAAGAAAAAGTCGACTACAAGCGTAAAGCTTATATGTTATTTGGTAAAATGGAAGATAGTAGAGAAGCACTGGCTGGAGTAATCCGAAGGTTGACTGGTAAAACTGCATCTACAAATGACCATGACTTTTTAATTACTCAGGTTGGAGAATTAGTAGAAGCAGACGCACAGCGTTTTGTTACTATACTTGAAGACCCGAATTATAAAATTAAGCTATTCATTGAAATGGCTGTAAGTGCAAATCAAATACTCAAAAATAGAAATAGATATACTTCTAAAGATGGATTTGATTTATGCGAAGAGGGGGAAGTTCCAACTCTTGAAAATACAATCAAGTTCTTGACTAGCGAAAAGAATCAAGATATCAAACTGGCTATTGAAGCTGGAATGAGTAAAAACTAAAAATAGTGACTGTACAAGAAATGTCGAATGAGTTTGACGTTGCATACGACAACGTTGCAAGTAAATCTGCACCTGCATTAGATGACTACGAGAAGTCAGTCTTCTTAACCAGGAGTATGTATAAGATTGTTGATATGGCTTTAGCTTCTTATGAGGCTAATGCTCAAAGTCAAGAAATCTTAAAGAAGCTTATCGAAACCTATGAAACTAGTTCTCCTTTGGATGAATCAGTGACGAGGAAGCGATTAGTTTCTAATGCAGTATTTTACCCCAGAAGTTCAAAAGTCTATAGTGTTAGACTTGAACAAGCGACTCTAAATTCGTCTGACCCTTTACTAAACGGGAGGACAGCCGAGGTTATACCAGTATCATATGACAAGTTTCATAGAACGGTACGTAATCCTTTCCTTGGGCCTCAAAACAATACAGTATTAAGGGCGAACAGTGGATTAGAAGCTGCTACTGATGTAGTACAGCTAATACCTCCTGCAAATGCTACTATAGAAAAGTATTCTATTGTATACGTAAGGAAACCTGCACCAATCATTTTATCTGATTTATCGCAGACTTACCCTAATGAGAATCTCAGCGTATATGGTAAAACTACTCCATATAGTTCAACAGAAGCAACTGACGTTTCAGAAATAGTCCACAGACAGATTGTGAATGAAGCTGTAGTGATGGCAATCCTTCATTACAAAGAAAATTCATTATCTAATAATGTTAATTTAAAATAAAAACAAATTAAAATGATTTACGGAGATAGACAATTTAGAGATGTAAAAATCATGACCGCTGCTAATACAGCTGCTAGAGCAAATAAAGCTGCTTTGGCTGAAGGTGAGGTTCAAGCATTCAATGTATCAGGTTTAGACTTAGCTGCTGCTGGCGAACCTTTTGTTATTGCTACAAAACGTGGTGGAGAAATCATCCTTTCAGATGTAATTGACCCAGCTAATGTTTTGAAAGCATCATTAACTCCTTATGCAGCTGATGCAAATAAAATAGCTCAAGTAGTTATTCCTGCATCACCTACAGTTGGAGATTCTTATGAAGCACGAATTTTAATCCGTGACTGGGGAATGACCAGCGCATTGGATTATGTAAGTATTTATGGACAGTATGTAGTTGCTACTGGTGATACCGCTGATGATGTTGCTGCTGGTTTAGCCGCTGCACTTAATAAAAGTATTGCTGTAACACCTACTGCTAAAGTTACTGCATCAAGTTCTACGTCTGCTTTAATCGTTACTGGAGCAAACAATGATTACAAACAATTTCAATTTGATGGTAAGCCATCTGATTTTGTTCTTTCATTGGTTAACCCAGTTGCTATTGGAGAGACAGTGAATACTGCACGAAAAGACGGTAAAGGAGAAGGATACGATATCGCTGCTTTAGAGTATTTTGCTAACCTTGTGAAAGGAGACAAATATGCTAACAGTGAAATCTCTTATTCTAGAGACCTTTATGCTGATGCAGCTGCTACTTATGATGTGTTAGAGATTTCTTACTACAGTGAGAGACTTAGCGCACCTGGGGACAAACAACGAAAAGTTTTAACTATTCCTGTTTTAGCCTCATTAACCGCTGCTAATGTTAATGCACAGTTAGTTGACCCACTTCAAACCATTGGTTTAAGCGGATTAGTTGACCTAGCATAATATAAACAAGATTAGACGAAGCCGATTCTTTAGGCAACTTGTCATAATTGTTAAGGGTGGGCGGTTATATACCGTCCATTCTTTTTTAAAATAGAAAGTAAATGATAACAATTAATGAATTTAAACTCAGTGATGACTTAGCTAGTATAACACTAAAGCTACAGTCTAGCGATAATGTGGAACTTATCTATATTTATGTGGGTGAGAACTATCTTACAGACACATATTATAGTGTACCCGTTACTCCTGGACTTCTTGAATATGATGTGACTATACCAGCGGTAACACTTGGAGTAAATGCGCCTATGACTGACATATTCATTGTACATGCTGAAAACCGCTTTAGTGAGGTAGCAGAAGCAGGAATATGGAGTCTTGAAGCTCCTAGTCATTGTTTAGCAGAAAAGGTATTAGCTTATCCAGATTCTTGTAGAGATTGTAAAGGTATTATTGATGTTAATATCATACACATGAATATAGAAGCTACTGTAATTTATTTAGCACAAAAAGACTTTGTTAAGGCTTTAAAAACTAAATCTAAGGTTGAACAATCTTGTGAAGATTACGGTAATTTTTCTATACCACCTGGTGGAGCTTGTCCTGGAGGAATTGGATGTTGGATTATTGAGGATGACTTTATAGTACAATAATGATTTTAGAAGGCAAAATATCAGATGAGTTAAGCAACAAAGAGCTTGAACTCGTTCCTATGAGGGAACAAATAAACATGGAGATGACCATTTATGGAGATACTGACTTTACACAGTTAATCTATAAGAATGCCATATACTTCTGTTTAGACCACGCAGTACATTTGGGTGATACCAAAAGACTAGAATTGTATAAACGATTAAAATTAATAAATAAATAAAATGTCAGTATTAACACAAACTCAATTAAAAGCTTTATTCGAAGGTGGTGATACACCTAGCGAACAGGATTTTATCGACTTAATTGATACATTAGAAAGTAACTCTGCGGTGTCTAGTACTACTGTTGCTGGTACTAATGATGTATGGACTGACGTTAATAGTACAACTACTATTGTGCAAACGTCAAAACAAATTAATGTTATATCACATAATGGAACATATTACCTATTTAATGGGGGTATTGGTACTTATGGATTAACAGGAATTGCTACAACATCTGCAAACTTTAAACAAATATCAGCCCAAGTAACCAGCAGTACTGTTGGTGTTCAGGTTGTGAATGTTTATAATTCAGATGCTAACTCAGATATGACAGTTACCAATTTGGCGAATCAAATTAATTCTAGTGAAAACTTAACCCATGCGGTTAGTCAAACTACAATTGTTAAATATTCGCATATAACTTCAGTAAGAGATACCTATTACTATCTATTTGATGGTGCTGCTGGTACATATGGAGTAGGTCAAACTGCTGTATCTACAGCTAACTTTAAACCTGTATCTGTTACAGATGCACCAGATATTATTAATACAATATTATATAATGTAACTGGAACAGGTAATGTATGGGATGATTTAAATTCAACTTCTCAAATAGTAGTAAATCATAATATGATTGCTATTGTTAAGCATAATGGAAGTGTATATTTATTTAATCCAGCTTTAGATGCTAATGGAAATCTTCAAATTTATGGAGCTAGTGCTACACCAGCTACCTCAACTAATTTTAAATTAGTAATGGGCCCACTTACTGTAGGTAACTTAGAGACTAGGAGTATAAATAGCACAGACTATATAAACTCTGTAGCTCAGGATTTTGATTTTTCACTATATGATAACTTCTATTTAACTATCAATGATACTGCTGGTCAACCAGCAGGGCAAACTAATATGACTGCTAGTAATTTAGTAGATGGAAAGAAAGGATATATTAGAATAGAAAGAGAGGAAAGTAATCCTATAGGAGACCAATGGAGTTGGACAGCCCCATTCTTAGTTACAGATTTAACTTGGGATTGGACAGCCAATACAGATTCAGTTCAATATTTTCAATATGAAATTATAGGGGACAGAGTTGTTATCTATAAAATTGCAACTTGGGATAGACCATTTCCATAATTAGAGCTTCTAAGCGATTAATTAACATGGAATAATACGAACATACCTAAAATATACGAAATGCCATTAGGAACGCTTAAAATAGTTTTTAATGGCATTTTTAGTATATAGGTTAACTCGTATATAATAAAGTAGAAAAAAAGACGTAATGGCAATATTAAACTTAGATTATTTAAAGACATTTTATCAAACGTATGACAAACCTTTAGAAGAGGACTTTGCCAACTTAATTGATACTTTATCTACTACCCTAGAGATACCTACTTATGTTATCCCTGGAAATAACAGTATAAATGTTGATGTAAATAACTCTACATTAATAGACCATAAGCAGAAACAGCTTAATGTAATATACCATAGGGGTAGAACATATCTGTTTAATGCTCCTTTAGGGAAGTATGGTCTTGGGGCTATTGAAACAACAGCTGATAATTTTGTAGATTTAGTATCGTCTCAATTTACAGAAGAACAAATAGAGGCTATATTGCTACTAATAAGTAGTGATATTACTGTAGAAGAATCCATTACAAAAGATATATTCGAGAAAGGAGTAGCTACATCAAACATATACACAGCTATTATTAATCATGAAGATGTAGTAATAACTTCAATAAAATTAAACAATGTCAATGTAGTTCCTAATTATTTAGGTATTACTAATATAGTATCTAATGATACTCTCACAAACAGTAAATCCTATACCCTTGATATAGTATATACTCACAACGGTATACCTAAAGAATATCATAGCACTTTAACTAGTAATGCTTATGCTCCCCAATTTATAGGATATTCTAATGTACCAGACTACAGCAATTATGCTAGTACAAACATACTATTAGTTAAACGAATACAAGCTGATTCTACTCTAGAATTTACAGGACAACCTTCGAACCATTACGCTTGGTTTATAACTAATGATAAATCTATAGAGATTTTTGACCAGAATAATAATAAGTTGAGGATAGGAGATTGGGGAGGTATAGAATTTATATTCCATAAACTAGGCGTTATAACACTACAAGATGGTAATAATCAGACTGTGGCTTTATATAGAAGTGCTGAATTATTGAATACAGAAGGAACTGATTTTAAATTTAAAAGTAAGTAATGGCTAAAACATACAATAACGCTATCGACTTGATAACAGGATTCAAGCGACTTTACAATAAACCATTAGATGATTCTACAGTAGTAGATAACCCTGGGGACTTAACCTCTATATTAAGACCATATCCTGGATTAATAACATATTCTAGGTTAAGCGATGAGTTTTACTATTACAATAATAGTGGAGCATGGATTTTATTAGGAGGAACTGGTTCAGGAGCTACTACATTTCTAGGGCTAACGGATACACCATCTGATTATACTGGTGCCGATGGATATTCTGTTGTAGTGAATGGTAGTACATTAGGGTTTGCCAATCTTAAAGTAATACCTATAACACAGACAAATATAGGTACTACAGTGGCTGTAGGAGATATTATAGCTTTAGTAGGAACTAATTATGTATTAGCCAATGCTACTGATGCTACAAAAGTAGGTATAGGTATTGTTAGTGAAATAATAGATAGTGATAATATAACGTATCAAGAATCTGGTACTATGACTTACGCTCCAGGCGGTTTAGTTACTGGAGATGTGTATTGGTTAAGTACTACAGATGGTCAGGTTACAAATGTTGAACCAACAAACTATGTACAACCTTTATTTTTAGCTACTTCAGCAGACGAGATTGTAATAAATATAGACCCTATGTTTGTATTTTCCACTGGAGGAAATGGCGGAACTACAGTTACATTCCCAGTAAATCAAACTGACATAGGAATACTAGCTTCTGTAGATGACGTTATTGCATTTAAAGAAATTAATACCGTAACAGGCGTTAAGTGTATCGACGCTAATAACGAGTACTTGAGTAGTCCTGTGGGGGATTATTTTGGGAGTGCTATAAGTGGATTGGATATTGAGTTTGATTATAGTGATTTAGATTTAACGCAATTTTTAATTACTGCGTTTAGCCAGGGAAGTCAGCCAGATGGATATTACATTAAATGTAATTTTGTCACGGCTATCAACGCAATTCAGGTTCTAATTAATTCTAATGATGCGCTTCCAGTTCAAGGCTTTC